GACCGTTAATAAGTTGAGAAACAGACAAATCACACAGCCCATCCAACCAAACTTCTAATATATTTGAAAAATTTTCCTTGGCTTTCTCAAAGTCCTGCATCGACATATCATCAGGATTCCCTGGCATTTGACCAAAATATCTGTTTAAAGAACTTATTACCTTAAACATAATCATACTTTGGTCACCTTTTTCAAAAGTATCTAACCGATTGCGAGAAAGAACCCCATCAGTAAAAATATTTGGCATTTGATTTACCCAAGGTATTTTTTTATAAACTTCATTTAAGTTCATTAGCTTCATGCTCCTGCTGTTTAGTTTGTTGTTCACCTTTCTTTAAAATCCTAGATTGTATTTCTCTTGATATTGCATCCAGTACTTTCCCCTGTTCTCGCCCTCTTTCTAAAAACCCGCTTTTTAGCCCCGTGGTGACGTTTTCTTTTTTGGGGGTTGGCGGAGTATCAAAGTTACGGATAAATCGCTCTATCTGGCTAGAATTGCGAAATATGAGTGGTATATCATCGTAAAGTTCGCCACTAGGATTCTCCCGCATGTTCCATGGTGTATTTTTCACCCCCTCGATGGCTTTTTTAAGGTCTTCAACTAAATATCCAGATTCCAGAGCTTTGCGAATTTGTAATTTTCGATTTTCATCAAGTTTTGACTTAGGATGATTCAGTACTTTCTGCCAGTGTCCAAAAATTTCGATAATTTCTTTTGACCATTTTTTTTTTGATTTTTTGGTCAAATTGGGAGTGGTGGAGTTGGCCCCCAACTCCACGTTTATTTGTTGATCATGGTTTAATAATAATTGTGTATAAGGTGTACCGGTACGTGGTACCGGTAGAGTACCGGTACGTGGTACCGGTACTTTGGAATGAGATACCGGTACTTTTTTGTTTTTTACCCCTAAAGTACCGGTACGTGGTACCGGTAGAGTACCGGTACGTGGTACCGGTAGAGTACCGGTACGTGGTACCGGTAGAGTACCGGTACGTGGTACCGGTACTTTTCCTGAAATTATGTCTTGTAAAAAATTGATATTAATCTCATAACATGACTTATCATCACTTCCCTGTTTCCTTGTAGAACTAAGAAAAATAACATTTTTTTTAGTTAGGTGCTTTAAAGTATTTCTGATAGTTTTCTCACATATTTTTGTTTTTTTTGAAAGTTCAAAAACACCAGGCTTTATATTCTTTCCTTCCCTATCTCCAAAAAGTGCCATTCTCATTAGCAACCCAGTTTCAATATTGTTTAAAAGACAAGAAGGAGCCTCCCCTATCAATCTCATGATTTCAAAAGTATTCATTTTGATTTTTATTCCCATCTGTGAAAAATTATGCCAAAATTTTGGCGCTGACCAGTAGAATTGATAACGATGTTTAACACAATAATACTATTTAAAAAATAGATGAAACAATGTAACAACAATATGCCACAAACAAATACGTCAAATGCTTACATATAAGTTAAATGCTCACAAATTCTATAGTCAATTTATCACATACAAATTTTTTATATCATCTATAATTCAAATAATTGAAAAACAGGGGGTTAAAAATGGAACACGATAAAGAAATTTGTCAAAAAATTGACGAAGGTATAATGGAACATATATTTTATCTAAGAAAAGAAATTCAAAATATTCTTGCGTACGCTAGGCGTTTAGAAGAGAGAATATGTGATAATGAAAGAGAAATTTTTCTTCTTAAGCCTAAAAACTTTTAAATAGGATGTATTAAAAATGTCACTAACAAATGAACAGATTGAAGCAAGGAAGGCCAAAATTGGCGGTTCTGATATTGGGGCAATTCTTGGAGAAAATAAGTATAAAACGGCCTATGAGGTGTGGGAAGAGAAAATTGAGGGAAAATCTACAGACTTAAGTCAAAACAAATCTGTTGTTATAGGGAAATTATTAGAATCGGATTTGATTGATACTTACGAAAGAAGATATAATAGTCTATGTATACGACCTGCCAATACATTTTATAGTGAAAAATATGAATTTATGTCAGCAAATCTAGACGCGATAGCAGTTCAAGATTTTCCAGAAAATAATCAATTAGAATGGCAATTTGGTGAAAAGAAAATAGTTGAAATAAAAACGGCATCTACCTTTAACAAAGATGAATGGGGGCCAAGCGGTTCTCAAATAGTTCCAAGCAGCTATTATGCCCAAGTTGCATATTATATGTTAGTTTCAGGGTATAATAATGCAGAAATATTTGTTGGATTCATTGATGAGAAAATTATTGGTGAAATCTTGTGTGAATTGTATGCTGCATCCCAAGAATCTAGACCTCAAAACTTTTCCAAAATAGTTGAAAAAATGGAATATAGGATTTATAGGTTTTATCGAGACCAAGAATTGGAAGATCTTATTTTAAATTCAGCTCAAATGTTTTATAATAATCATATGAAACCGTGGATAGATTCTGGCATTAAAAATCCTCCCCCCATGGATTTTTCTAACAAAAACTTTAGGGGATATATTAATAAAAAATATTCTATTTCAGAAGGTTCAGAAATAAAGCTTCCTAATGAATTTGTAGAGATTAAAAATAATTATTTGTTGGCAACTAATGAGTCAAAAAATTTTGAAAGAATAGCCCAGGAAGAAAAATCTAAAATATTAGTTGCCATGGGAAATAATGAGAAAGCATTATTAAGTGATGGAACTTATTTTTTAAGAAAAACTATTAAAAGGAAAGAATCTATTGTCAAGGCTTGTGAGTATATTAAATTTGAATTTAAACAGCCCAAAGAAATTAAAGGAGAGATTTAAATGGTAGATATAAATAAATTGAATGAAATCTCTGAAATATTAACTACAAGTGAGATTCCTGAGTCAAACCATCAAAAAATTGGAGACATAGAAAATGTTCATAATCAATTTTACAGAGAACCTATAATTAAAAAGAAAGAAATTAATGTATGGGATTTTTCAAATTTTGAAATAGCTTTAAAGTGTGCGGAAATGCTTTGTAAAGCTAGATGTATCCCACAACAATTTTGGGATAATCCGGCAGATGCTTTAGTTGTTATTCAATTTGGTAGCGAACTTGGATTAAGTCCTATGGTTTCATTGCAAAATATAATGATAGTAAACAACAGGCCAAGTGTTTATGGTGAAGCATTACTTGCTATTTGTATGTCAGCTATTGGTTTTATAGATTGTATAGAAACTTATGACGAAAGCACACAAACTGCATGGTGTACGATGAAAAGAAAAGGTCGTGCAGATGTTACAAGAAAATTCAGTAAATCTATGGCAGAAACCGCTGGACTTTGGGGGAAAAGAGGTCAAAATGGCCCTAGCGCATGGGTTACACATCCGGAAAGAATGATGTTACACAGAGCGCGGGGGTTTGCTGCTAAAGATATGTTCCCAGATAAATTAAAAGGAATATCAATTGCAGAAGAAATGGAAGATATTACCTATTTTGATCAAAGACGACCTAGTAATAATAATATTGAAAATACAGCTGAATCAATGAAAGAGCGCCTTAAAAATAAGTCAAATACTTATTTACCATCCTATGACAGCACAACTAAGGAGCCTTTATGATTAGTAGAGATGATGAATTTTATTTTGATTTTTGCCCGACAGAAAAGCTTAATCAAGAAGCTTCTAGAATTAGTCGTTTACAATTAACCTTGCAAAATAGATTAAATTTAATAAATTTATATGAGAAGTCAATAAATAAAAATTATATTCCAATGACAATAAAAAATATAGAAATAGACATAGAAAGTGAATTTGAAATTGTTAATTTTATTGATAAAAATATTAAACATATTGAAAAGTTAAAAAACTGGTTTAATAAAAATGGCACTGTATGGCAAAAAGACAGATTATTAAAAAAAATCAAGGATTAAATAGTGAATCCTGAAAAAGCAGAATTAGATGAAATTTCAGCTGGAAAGTTGGCAATTGAACAAGAGTATTATAAAAGATTTCTTTTTTATAAACCCAATAAAAAACAAGAGCTATTTCATGCTGCTGGACTCGTCGCGCAGGAGCGCTTACTAACAGGAGGGAACAGGTCAGGAAAAACATTCGGCGCTCTTGTAGAAACCTCAATGCACCTTAGAGGGGCATACTATGAAAAATGGAACGGTTATAGATTTAAAGAACCAATTTCAGCATGGATTTGTGGAAAAGAACCAAAATTAATAGCTCAGAGCTTACAAAAAACTCTGTTTGGTAGCCCAAAACAAAAAATACCTGGTATCCTACATCCAGATTTTATTAAAAATAAAAAAATGTCAACAAATGGAGAAATGTATAGAAACTTCGATGTGCCAAACATTGCAGGTGGATTTTCTGAGGTTGCTTTTAAAACTTATGAGCAAGGAAGGAAGGCATTTGAAGCCGCAAAAATAAATCTAATATTATTAGACGAAGAGCCACCATTCGAAATATATAAAGAATGTCAAATGCGAACCATGAAAACATCTTTAACGGATGATTTTAGAGGAATGATAATGGTGGCATCAACCCCTTTACAGGGATACAGTGATTTGTTTAATTATTTTATGGATGATAGACACCCAGAGGATGTAAAAAATTCAGCGTGGTACACGCATATCGAGTGGGATGACGCAGAGCATTTGCCAGAAGAAGAAAAAAAACGCCTATTAGCTTCCATGTCACCTCACGAAATTGAAGCTCGCACAAAGGGAATTCCTTGGCCAGGAAGCGGCCTTGTTTATCCTGTGCCAGAATCAATGCTGATATGCGATCCATTTGAAATACCAGCCCATTGGTCGAGAGTATACGCTATAGATTTTGGATGGACTAATCCTACAGCCTTATTGTTTGGAGCTCACGATCGAGATAATGACATATTATATATCTATGCTGAATATGCAGTGTCAGAAAGAACCCCAGATAAACACGCACATGCCCTTCAAAGCTTTGGAATTAATTGGATGCCAGGGGTATACGATCCCGCAGGACGATCGTCTCAACAAGCCGACGGTAAAACCCTGGTTGGCCTTTATAGGGAGGCTGGACTAAAAAATTTACAAGCTGCCAATAACAAAAAAGAAGAAGGAATTTTAAAAGTTCTTCAAAGAATGCAAGCAAGTCAACTTAAAATATTCTCTCCATTAGTAAAAACACGATCAGAGTTACGAAAATACGCTCGTGATGAGGATGGAATACCAAATAAAAAGGACGATCACTTAATGGATTGCCTAAGATATCTTGTAATGTCTG